TATGGCCTCAGAAGAAAAACTTTTGCTTGTAAAGCCTGATGATTGGACATTTTTTGCTCAAGAAGGGGCTATGAAAGAGAAAAAAGACGAAAATGGTCAACTTTTGGGCTATGAAAAGAACAAAAAGGCTGAAAATACGCCAAATTTACAGTCAGATTACTATGAGAAAATAATTCTAGGTAAAACGCCCCAATGGATTAAGGTTTATGTGCTAAATCAGTACCAAGCCCTTATGGACGGTAAGGCTGTCTACCAATCTTTTAGAAAGGAGAGCCACGTTGCTGCATCGCCAATCGAACCGATTGATGGGATTGAAGTTATTGTCGGCATTGACTTTGGCCGCACGCCATCGGCAATCTTTACACAACAGTTGCACTCAGGACGCTGGGCAGTCTTTCATGAGGTCATCGGGCAAGACATGGGAGCTGGACGGTTTGCAGAAGTCCTTAAACGAGAAATCAGCAGAAACGACTGGGAAAAACACACACTGAAGTTTATAGGTGATCCTGCTGGTAACCAGATGGCACAAACATCAGAGCAAACGCCTTTTATGATACTCAGGGCGGCAGGAATAAATGCCTATCCTGCACCGAGTAACGATGCTGTTATGCGTGTTGAAGCGGTTGAAGGTGTTCTTAATCGGATGACAGATGGCTATCCGTCAATGAAAATTAGCCCTAGCTGCACAGTTCTGGTTGCTGGCTTTGAAGGTGGATACCAATACAAGCGCACTTACAATATGGGCAGTGAGAGATATGATGAACGGCCCAGCAAAAATCGTTTCTCACATATACATGACGCCTTACAATATGCGTTATTAGGTGGTGGTGAAGGACGGAGAGTGGTGTACGGTTTAGGGAAGTCCGCTTCCCATACAACCGTTGAAAGGGTTGGCTCACCTTTGTCCAGACAGAGAAAAGCTAGGTTAGCTAGAGGAAGAAGAGTTGCTGGTTTATGATTGTCTGTTTTTGTGAAAGCCAAAACTACGGCACATGGAGATTGTTTACATTTTGGCGTAAGGGGTTTAACCACTGCTATATAGTGGATTATGACCCTAAAGCTAAAGTTTGGCTAAAAGCTGAGTGTGCTAGTAAGAGTATGGTTTTTAACGCTTATAAGGAGAATGAGTCAGACCTTCTTGTAGGTTCTTTAATTGAGTATGCTACTTGCGTAGATGCAACAGGAACCAAGACTGCTATATATTTTCCACGTTGGCTTTACTGTGTTTCTTTTGTTAAGCATTTTCTTGGAATAAATAAATGGTGGATTATTACACCTTACCAGCTCTATTGTGAATTGCGTAGACAAGGACATCAGCACATCTTCGAGAAAGAACAAGGAGACTCAGATGGGTTCAATATTCTCAAAACCTAAAATGCCCCAGAAATCTGAAGAGCAGATTGCTGCTGAAAAGGCTGCTAAAGAGCAAGCAGAAAAAGACAAGCTTGCAGCAGAACGTAGAGTTGAGGATCAAGAAAGAAAAAAACGTAGTAATCTTCTTGGTGCTAGGTCTTTACAGGATGAAGAGCTACAAGGTTATACAGGATTTAGAAGAAACATGGGAACTACTCCCTCTCAAGGTAAATCAATAAGGTATTAATATGTACACTGACTCAAGCTTTGCCCCAGCAGTATCTGGCTCTAATGAAGAGCAAGAATTAAAAAGGGTTATGGACCGATACAAGAAGGCAAAGTCTCGCTGGATGTCTTGGTCAGATTTATGGGAAGAGATATATGATTACGTTCTTCCTCATCGTGAGTCTTTCTATCAGGAATCTCAAGCATCTCGTAGAACAGAAAATATCTATGACGAAACTGCTGTGGTGGGTTTGCCTAAGTTTGCTAGTCGTCTACAACTTGGTTTCTTTCCTCCAAATGGTCGTGCTTTCAGACTACAACCCGGTCCTGAGTTTCCCAAAGAAATGATGGGTTCTGGCCTACAAGAAGAGTTAGACAATATAACAGATTTGCTGCACGAAGGTTTGCGTAACTCAAACTTCAATGCTGAGATGCATGAAGGTTTGCAAGACCTTGGTATAGGCACAATGAACTTATTGTGTGAAGAAGGTCGTTTTCAAGGTGACTTACACTTCTCATCTGTTCCCCCTACTAATTTGGCTTTACTTCCCGGCCGCATGGATGGTGTGTCAGACTGGTTTCGCTGGAATGACTACATGGATATTACTGAAGTTAAGCATCGCTATCCAAAAGCTAAGTACACTGAAAAAATGTCCAGTGAGCAAAAGCGCAATCCTAAACGCAAAACAAAAATTGTTGAAGCAACTGTTTATGATGAACAGGATAAGTTTAAGGATGAGTATACTTACTATCTTATTTCAGAAACAGATAACTGTATTCTTATTAAAGAAAGGCTAAGGGGTCGTGGTTCTCAGCCTTGGATTACAACACGCTGGTCTAAGTCAGGTTTTGAAGTATGGGGTCGTGGTCCTGTGCTGCAAGCAATGCCAGCGATTAAAACATTAAATTTAACAGTACAGTTGATTCTTGAAAATGCTGAAATGGCTATTGCTGGTTCTTATGTCTACGATGATGATGGCGTGTTTAACCCTGATAACATTACGATACAGCCCGGCACTTTTATACCTAGAAGCCCTGGCTCTTCCATAGAGAGTTTGCAAAGTGCTGGTCGCTTTGACGTAGCACAGCTTGTCATCGATGATATGAGACGTAATGTAAGAAAGGCATTATTCATTGATGAACTTGATACTCGCCCGAATGCTCGAACCCCACTATCGGCCACCGAAGTTTCCGAAAGGCTTGCTGATGTTGCTCGTGATATGGGTGCTGTTGCTGGTCGAATGCAAAAAGAGTTCCTTCAGCCTCTGGTAGAACGCCTGATCTATATCTACACAAAGCAGGGACTGTTGGACATCCCGAAGGTGGATGGTCGTGAATTGCGTATCGTGCCAGTTTCTCCCCTGCTCAGAGCGCAAGACCAACAAGACGTTTCTGACTTTGTAAGATTCCAACAAACTGTTGCATCCACTTTCGGGCCTGAGATTACTCCTGTTCTATATAATCAAGAAATGGTTATACGTTTCTTAGCACAAAAGTTTGGTATTAAAGAAGAACTTCTAGCGGAACAAAGCCAAGTAAAAGACAATGTACAAATGTTGCAGCAGTTAATGCAGCAGGGACAAATGCCGCAATGAAGGAGAAAATAAATGTCTCAATCGATGGTCGTGGGTATCGTAAAGAAGTTGACGAAGACCTTAATAGTAAAGCCTATGGTCTGTTCGGCAGTGGTATCGGAAAAGATTTTTTACAATACTTGGAGTCGATCACAACGAATAACATATATCCTGCGGGAACTGGAATCGAAACTCTAGCCCACGCTGAAGGTGCTAGATGGGTAGTTGCAGTTATGAAGGCCAGATGTGAAAAGGGTAGAAAGCAACATGACTAAAGAACTTACAAAAAGACAGAAAGCTACAATGAAGCGTCACTCTGAGCATCATACTAAGAAGCATATGGAATTTATGACAAAGAAAATGATGGATGGTAGTACATTCACACAAGCACATAAGTTGGCTATGAAGAAGGTAGGTAAGTAATGGCTGGTAAACCAACTAACCCAAAGTTATATGCAAAAGCAAAAGCTATAGTAAAGGCAAGAGTAAAGAAATGGCCGAGTGCATATGCATCAGGCCAGCTTGTTCAGCAGTATAAGAAAATGGGCGGCAGATACGCATGAGTCTAACCAAGTGGTTTAATGAAGATTGGCGTGATATATCTACCAAGAACAAGGATGGAAGTCATCCAAAGTGCGGTAGAAAAATGGGTGATGGTAGGAAATACCCAAAATGTGTACCAGCATCTAAAGCGTCATCCATGACTAAAGCACAAAAGACAGCAGCGGTTCGACGTAAACGTGCTACCAATCCTAGTGGTGGTGGCAAGAAACCTACTTATGCGAGGACGTAGATGGCTAAATCACCAGCATGGCAACGCAAAGAAGGCAAAGACCCAAAAGGAGGTCTTAATGCAAAAGGCCGAGCAAGTCTTCGTAGGCAGGGGAAGAACATCAAGAGACCTGTATCTGCTAAAGAAGCAAAGCGTTCGCCAAAAGCCGCAGCTAGACGTAGAAGTTTTTGTAAGCGTATGATGGGTATGAAAAAGAAGCTTACATCTAAAAAGACGGCTAATGACCCTAACAGCCGTATCAACAAAGCACTAAGGAAGTGGGATTGTTAATGTCAGAAGAACTACAAGAAAACGCAGAAGCACAAACTGAAGAGGTTCAGGCTGGAGAGTCGGAGCAACCTCAAGAAGTTACTCAAGAAAGACCAGATTGGCTTCCAGAAAAATTTGAGCGTCCAGAAGAACTAGCGAATAGCTATCACGAATTAGAACGTGAATTTTACAAACGCAAAGAAGAACTACGCAATCAAATTGTTGGTGAACTCAATGAGGAAGCTACCAGCAGTGCGCCTATTAGCCCTGCTGATTATGAATTAAACTTTAATGCACCAGAAGGCATAGAGTATTCTGTGGAAGATGACGACCCTATGGTAGATTGGTTTCGTGCCACAGCACATTCATACGGCTTATCCCAAGAAGAATTTGATGGGCTTATGAATGAATACATACAGGTAGATGCTAATCGTGGCCCTGACTGGAATGTAGAGTCAGAAGCTCTTGGTGAGTATGCTGACAAGCGTTTAGAGAGAGCAGATTCATGGGCGCATCAGAATCTTAGTGAAGATGCGTATCAGGTATTTGCTAATATCCCAGCTTCTGCTGGTATGGTTCAACTGTTTGAAGAGCTGATGGAATTGAACGGTCAACCTCAGTTTAATATGACTTCCGACACAGAATTTCAGGAAGTTCTTAGTAAAGATGATCTAAGAGCTATGCAGAATGACCCGAAATACTGGAAGGAAAAAGACCCTGCGTTTATTGCAAAAGTTCGTCAGGGTTTTCATCAGTACAGCAGACGCAATGGATAATGTGAATTTTCTAAAGCGTTTAGTTGTGAAAATGTAATGTTACTAGAAGGCCCAAAGGCAATGGATAATCTTCGGACCCTGCGTTGATGGATAACCAGATAGAACAAATGTAGTGTAACTTGTAAAAGGAGGGTGTTATGGCAACACCAACTATTTCTACCTCCTTTATCGAGGAGTTTGAATCTGGCGTCCACATGGCTTATCAGCGCATGGGGTCAAAGCTTCGTAATACTGTTCGCACAGTGAACGGTGTTAAGAACAAAACCACGTTTCAAAAAATCGGTAAGGGTTTTGCAACGTCCAAGGCGAGACATGGCAATGTCGCTCCTATGAACATTGCACACACAAATGTTTCCGTAACCGTTGAGGACTTTTTCGCAGGTGAATGGATAGATGATTTAGATCAGCTACGCATTAACCATGACGAAATGCTTGTTGCTCAACAGTCAGGTGCTTATGCACTTGGTCGTAAGACAGATGACCTGATTCTTGCGGCTATGGATGCAACAACCTCAACACATAATGAAACATCTAATGGCATTACATTGGCTTGGGCTTTCGGTCTTATGGAGCTTTTTGGCAATAACAGTGTTCCTGATGATGGTCAGCGTTATGTTGTTGTCGGCTGGGAACAGTGGTCACAGCTATTAGACATTGATGAGTTCTCAAGAACAAACTATGTCGGAGAAGCTGAACTGCCATTCAAAAATGCTATGACAGCTAAAAACTGGCTTGGCTTTATGTGGATGCCGTTCTCAGGATTAACTGGCACAAATGGATCAGGTGCTGCTGGCACAACACATAAGAAGTGTTTTGCTTATCATTCTGGTTCCGTTGGTCATGCTATTGGCGCAGACGTAAGTTCTAATATGCAATATCACAACGATAAGGACTCATACTTTGTATTGAACAAAATGCAAATGAATGCGACCTTAATCGATGCTGAAGGTTGTTTTGAACTTGAGCTGAAGAATTAGGAGAGAATCATGGCATTCGCAAAAGCAAATCTTTCTCTTGTCAATTACAGCGGTAACGGCTTTCACATCTGGCACTATGTCTCAACAGCAGACAATAGTGATGCTATTGATACTGCTGGTTACTTCAATGATGCTGCATCAGAGATGAACGTAGGAGATGTTATCTTCGTAAATTCATCAAATGGTTTTGGTATAGCAATGGTAATTGAAAATGCTAGCGGAACTGTTGATACAGGTAATATTACCAGCTTGGCAACAGATAACCGATAATGGCTAAGAAACCTACAAAGAAGGAGGCAGTGAAAGCTGCCCCTTCACCCAAGCTAAAAACGAAAATGGTCAAAGGCCATAAAGTAACTTTTGGTAAGGGTGTAACTCTTGGAAAGGGCGTAACATGAAAACCATGGGTAAAAATGGTGGTAATGGTTTAAGTAAAAAACAAAAAACTCTTCCACCTGCACTTCAAAAGAAAATCCTAGCTGCCAAGAAAGGAAAGAAAAATGAAAACAAAGAAAAAGGGGCGTAAAGGCGGTAGAGGTTACTAATGCCAACAACTCCATCTACAGATATTGAGGTTGCACAGAAGGCTATGGTCATGATTGGGCTAGAGCCTTTGACTTCATTTACAGATAATACTGATGAAGCACTCGTTGCTAATACAATATTTGAGGATGTTGTTAGTGATTGTCTTGGTCAGCACACATGGAATTTTGCAACAGGTCAAAAGACATTATCTAGGCTTTCAGATGTTCCTGTAGACAGATGGGATGCTGCGTATGCATTACCTACTAATCCTGAAGTTATACAGGTTCAAACTGTAACCATTGATGATGTTCCTCAGTCTTATGATATTTATGAAAGGTATGTTTATATCAATGCAGAGGAAGATGATGATGTTGTTTTAAACTATGTGTTTAGACCAGAAACTCAGTATTGGCCTCCTACATTTACTATGTGGGTTATATTTAGACTAGCTTCTGTTTTTGCCTTGTCTGTTACTCGTAAGGCAGATATTGCTCAGTCTTATACACAACTCGCAGAAGGCCAGTTTAGAAGAGCCAAAGCCAGGGATTCACAACAGGTAACTAATCAAAATCTAAGATTAAGCAGATACCATCGTGCCAGACTTGGTAACGGTATTTATCAAAACATAGAAGGCACATAATGAATGGCACTGCTTCGTCAGTTCTACACCAACTTTACGTCAGGAGAGTTAACGCCCTTACTGTCTTCAAGGGTTGACTCTAATGCTTATAAAAACGGCACTAAGAAGCTTCGTAACTTTCGTATGCTATCTCAGGGCGGTATAAGGCGTAGAGGTGGTTTCCGTTTTCTCCAAACACTGACTAATACAATTTATCAATCTGAAGCCTATATCTTTGATGAAGATGAAGCTTACATACTCCTTTTCTCAAATACAAAGCTTGAAGTAATAGATGTTACTGCGCCAACAGTAATCACTCAGACAATAACAGGATGTCCTTGGACAACTGCTATGATTGGTGAGTTAAGAGTATCTCAGTCTGGTGACACAATGATTGTTGTGCATAAAGATATGGCTATGCAAAAGCTTACTCGCACAGCAGTCGATACTTTTGCCAGAACTGATTATGCTTTTGATGTTTCTGATGGTAAAACAATACAACCATTCTTTAGGTTTTCTGCTCCATCAATCACCATAACTCCCGCTGCAACAACTACTGCTTCGCAAAACTTCCAAGCAAGTGCAAGTTTATTTAGCAGCAATATGGTTGGTGAAGAGATAGAGTTTACAGATTCTGCTGGAACTATTGTTCATATATCGATTACTGGCTTTACAGATGATCAGAATGTTACTGGAACGCTGAGTGCTGCAATAGCCAATACAAATGCAAGAGATACATTTAGAGAGCAAGTTTTTTCCACAAGAAAAGGTTTTGCTCGTTCTGTTACATTTCATGACCAAAGATTAATATTTGGCGGGTCAAGAGATTTACCTAATCATTTATTTATGTCTAAAGCTGGAGAGTTTTTTAATTTTGATATTGGCACTGGATTAGATGATGAGTCTATACAAATACAAATAGCTGAAAATCAAATATCAGAAATCAAGTCTTTGGCTTCATTTAGACATCTGGTTATATTTACATCGGAGCAAGAATTATATGTTCCAACTTCAGAAAACAGACCACTTACCCCAGCTACTATATCAGTTAAAAAACAAACTTCTTACGGCAGCGGAGAAGTTGTTGCTGCTGATTTTGACGGTGCTTTGGTTTTTCTTACTAAGTCTAAAGGAGCAGTTAGAGAATTTGTATACTCTGATGTAAGCCAAGCATATAACGCTGATGCACTTACCTTACTGTCACCTCATATAATAGGTGTGCCGTCTCAAATGGTTTCTCAGCGTGAAGCACAGGACCAAGTAGAAGCTTATCTTTATCTTGTTAATAGTGATGGCAAAATGCCTGTGTTTATGTCAATTCGCAAAGAGCAGCTACAAGGTTGGTGTGAGTGGTCAACACAAGGCAGTTTTAAGAACTTGGTTAATGTAAACCGACAAATTTATTCTATAGTCGAAAGAACTATTAATAACTCAACAGTTACAACCTTAGAGCTTTTGGATAATACATATCACACTGATTCTGCGTCTAAGCAAACTGGTTCAGCAACAAAGAACTGGACAGTTGCTCATTTGCCTAACACTGAAGTTGTTGTTAAGTCTGGCAACTATTCTATGGGTACTTATACAACAAATGGAAGTGGTCAACTTACACTTACAGATGCTGTTACTAGCGTTGAAATAGGACTTAACTTTACACCAGAGCTTACAACACTGCCTCCTGAGTTTCAGTTAAATGACGGCATATCTGTGGGCCAAAAGCGTAGAGTGGTTCGTGCTGTGCTTGATTTAAATGAAACACTTGATGTTAAGACAAAAGGCACAAGCATTCTTATTAGAAGAGTTACAGATGATTTTTCTCTTGAGCCAACGCCACTTACTGAACGTAAGGAAGTGTATTTACTGGGTTGGGGCAAAGAAGGTACAGTGACAATAACACAAGACCAGCCATTGCCACTCACAATCAATGGCCTATTGCTAGAGGTAGAAGTGTAATGGGCGTACAAATGCAAATTGCTAGTGTATTCCTTGGTTTAGCAGCAGCTAATAAAGCAGCTGGTGCAGCCAAAATGGAAGAGCAAGCTTATAAAGAGCAAGCTGAGATGGCGTCCATTCAAGCTGATCAACAAGCATTAGAGCGTGATACTCAACTTAGAAAGCAGTTGGCTTCATTAGGTTCTTCTATGGCTAGCCAAGGTGTAGCATTAGGAACATCTCAAACAATTACTGCACTAAGAAATGATGAAGAAAGATTAGCCAAAAAAGATATAAATGCGATTAAACTTATGGGTATGAGCAATAGACGTAAATATGAGTTAAGCGCATCAGGTGCTAGAGAAAAAGGCAAGGCGATACGTCTTGGTGCTTATGCCAAAACAGCAGCTAGTATTTATGACATTCAAACAGGTGGTGGGGTGAAAACAGGCTGATGGCTTTCCAAAAAACAAAAGGAAGAGGTGTTTTCGTTCAGCCCACTGGTATGCCTAACCTTTCTGGGTTTTCTCAAGCTGCTGTCGAGTACAGCAACATTGCAAAACTTGGTATGTCTATTGGTACTAATGAGCGTCAAAGAGAGTTTAATGACGCTATAAGACAGGCCGAAATAGAAGGTAAAACATCTGGTGTAAAAAGAGATGCTGACGGTAATCTTGTACCTCTTGTTAATTTTGAATATGCCAAAGCTGCGGAAATGTATTCTGATAAAGAAAAGGATGCAGTTCTAAAAGCATACAAAACGGCAGCTATAGGTGCTTACACATCGCAAGCAGTTAGTGGTATTTACTCTGCTGCCAACGAATCTTACTTAGCAAATCCAAATGACCCCGATGCTATAGAAGCCAGTATGCAAGGATATATGTCCTCTTTATCCAAAATGGATCAAGATATATACCTTAAACTTGCTCCTAAAGCAGAAGCTGCTTTTCTAGAAGTTAAGAACAGAGCTGCTGCAAAGCAACAGGAAGAAGCAGAAGAAACAAGCAGGTTATTTTTTGGTGAGCATTTTAATCAAAACATGCGTCAATTAGGCAATCTTGTTGCCGTTGGGTCTAGTGGAACAGAAGATGAAGATGCTGCATTTGCTGATCGTTTCTCAGAGCTTCAGGAAGAACAAGAACAGATATTAGAAAATCTTACTACTTTTGGGACAGCTCCAAGTGCGATAGAAAAACTTCGAGTAACTCAAGAAAACCATTTAGCTGTAAGAGCTGGCTCTGCTCATATTGAACGTGTTTGGAATCTAAGCAATGGAAACTTGGAAAAAACTCTTTTGTCCATTGAGGACATAATTGATGAGGCAGAAAGCAATGCAGACACACAAGTTGACACAGAAGCTTTGCGTGCTTCTCTTACTTCTCGAGCAAATTCTCTACACAAAATAGACAAAGCAGCAAAAGCTGAAGACTCTGAAAACAGAGAAAACATTTATCAAGACTTGGCTTTTAGAGTTTATGTAAAAGGTGAAGATATAAGTCAACTTCTTATAAATCCCGATAGCGATATATATCAACTTGAAGGCACTCAAATAGGTTCACTGCTTTCTGTAAGTAAGGCAGAGCGTCAATCTTTTATTAATGAAGAATACAGTAAAGCTTTTGGCACTTTAAATGATTGGTCAAATTTAATAGGAACTCCCTCAGAAGCAAACATAGACGAAAACTATAACAGGATTTATGACCTTTATAAAACTGGCGATTTAAGTTTAGATAAATTCATTTCCGCTAGAAATGGTTATGTTCTTTATTTAGAAGAAAAGTTTGTTAATCCAAACGCAAGAGCTGCTGGTATTTCTTTGATTAGAGAGCTTGGCAACGATAGTTCATATAGTGTTTCTCCTGATAGATTTAGAGCAATGATGCCTGAGTTACAACAACGTGGCATTATTGGCAGTAATAAAGGTGCATCCTATAAAGATGCTGCGGCATTTGAAAAGGCAATTAATGCTTACTCAAAAAAATACCATGCTTTTTTAAAAGAAGTTAATGAAGGGAAAAGTGCTTTAGCCCTTGCAAGAGGTGGAGTTGAACTTACTGCATCTGAAGTTGAGTCAATGCATAAGTACACTGCTAATTATCGTGCTGTTCTTCCCAACGGTCAGGCGGTTCCAACTGATTTTGTTACAGAAGATGATGTTCTTTTTCAAGCATCTATCAATGCAGCAGACAGATATGCTAACGAAACAAATGGTTATTTATTACCAGAAGCCAAACGTATTTTTGAAGGCGCAAGGAATAGTGAAAATCTTGCTGACAGGTCTGTTCGTATCATGGGTCAGATTGTTGATGGTATGGCAAGAAAAAGCGGAAAGCCAATAGATACAGAACTAAATAAGTTTTTTGATGTTAATGGTTTTAATGAACAAGACAGAGCATTTTTTACATTATCTAATAAAATTGGCATTGAAAACGCACAGGCTTCTTATGAAGGTTATAGAGACATTGATATTAACAAAGGGATTCAGCGTCTTGTTGGTAATAGACTTGATGGCAAAAAACTTGAAACTGCTGTAGATGACGAGTTTGATAAAACTTTTGCTAAAGCTATGACAGGTCATGATTGGTGGTCTTTATTTAATCCTTACATAAGTGAAGAAAGACAGGCTCAACTTAGAGAATTTGCTGATAGTGCTAATATTAGTATGGGTGATTTAAGTTCAGCTATTATTAAAGACCCAGTTGTAAGAGATGGTCTTAAAGGAATTTGGCTTGAAAGGTGGGAAGCTTCTAGAGGTGAAGGTGATCCTGTTGCCATACTTATGAGCGCAATGCAGAGCGTTGGCAAAAGATTTGGTTATGAAGAAGATACAGCAACTGGTCAGATATATCTTGTTGAACGCCCAATCTTACATTTTGCACAAGCTACAGTTCCTGGCAGGACATTAAATGATGGAACTGTACTTCCATCTGTTCAGTTAGACCAAAGCATGATTGTAGAGGATGTTGTTAAAAAATATCTTACTTCAGGCCCAGAGGGTGCTTTAAGAAACCCAAGAGTAGATGAAGCTGTTCGTAGAGCTTTAGACGAAAATAATCTTTATAAGTCAGACGTTACCTTTCACCCCAATACTAATTTTGGTGGTGTTCAAACATATACAGTAATTGTAACTGACTTTAACGGTCAGCCAACTACCATAGCCAATAATTATAGTTATGATTTTAACACTTCTGTTCAAAATCCATATTTTGAAAAAGTAATGGAAACTATGAAAACAAGCAGGGTCAAAGAATTTTACTCTGTATTTGGATTAATGGATACTCACAGAATACAAGCTGCTTTTGAAAACTATCATGCTACTGGAAGTGATATGAGTTTGTTTCCTCTTATTCAATCTCTCAATGAAGTAAGACTTCTTACAAGCCCCGGTGCATCACCTGAGTTTATTCAAAGTTTAGGTAAGCCTTGGGAGTATGAAGAAGTTCAAGAGCTAATGCGTGTTTGGAATAATATAATTGCTTGGGGTAAACTATAATGGAATCTTGGATAGACGAATATATGAAGATACTCGCAAAACACGAGGGAACTCGTGGTGTGCCAGCTATCGAAGGTGGGGGCTACACTAGAGGATATGGTCTTACTGATTTAGCCCAAAGCTTTATGGAAACTAAAGGTGCTAATG